TCGCCAAGACCGTCATCAGTAGTTTCAGCATCTGCCCCGTCGTTGCCATCAGTAGAGACTACTTCATCATTGTCTAGTGGGAGTGTTTGTACTCCGGCTGCCGCTTCTTGTGCTTTAGTATATACACCGTCCATAAAGCCTGGAAATTCTGTACTAAAATCTTTGTACTTGTCGATTAATTCTTGTAGCTCTGCGGCTTCAGCATCAGTTAAATCTGCTTCTAATAATCTTGCTAAGTTACTTTTATATGTAAAAGATTCGCTAAGGTGTCTATCTACAAGTTCTTGCATACGGAGCAAGTCTGATTCAACAGTTGATATAGCTTGAATAGTCCGAGGTCCTGCATCTCCATCAACTGCAAGATCCTTTATTGCACTTTGGAACTTCTTAACTGCGGCAACAGTTTTCCTTCCATAAAGTCCGTCTACACCGTTGTTACCAACGTTTAGACCAAGACTGACAAGAAATGTTTGCAATTCATTTATTGCATCTTTTTCGTCAAAGTCATTAGCAAGCCCACCTTTACCAGAACTAGCAAAAGATACTAGATTATTTAATTTTGAAGTATCACTTACTACTTCAATATTGCCACCGTCGTTTACAACAGATGTTTCTTCACCACGTTCAATTGCGGCTCTTACATCGTCAACGTTAAACGTACTATCAGTATTAGATGTAGCAGTTACTCTAGTGGCAGTATCATCTGCCCTACTTGCAACTCTGCCAGCTCTCCATCTATCTTGAATTTCTGCAGCCGCCTTTTGTATTTCGTCGCCTTCTTCCATCCATAAGTTTTCAATGTATGGCGGAAGAAGTCCGGCACCTGCAATATCATTAAGAATTTCTGCTTTTTCGTTACTAGGTAAAGGCAAGTCTCCGTACTGTATTTCTTTAGGAGAATTATCTTCAAGACGTTCAGCTGTAATGTAAGTTACTCTTCCTTGTATACGAACAACAATCCATTCTAAGTTTCTAATTTCTGCAACCTTACTTGCAAAATAATGTACTTGTCTTCTACTGCCTGTACTATTACCAATCTCTTCAACGGCACGTTGGAGTTGCCCGCCCCATATGCGAGCCACGCCGTCGTCGAGCATTTGTTCGACCTGTGGATTTATTGCAAATTCTAGTAAGGTAGAAATTTTCATTGTTCTACCTTACTTTTTTTCGTCTAGTTTACTTTGTAATCGTTCGCGATAAGTTTGTTCAGCAACAGTTGGTTCAACTTCCATGCTTTGTCCGCTACCAAATTTTTGATCATATTCTAAATTGTGATATACACTTCCTAGATAATCTGCGGCTTTTGTAATTTTAGCTTGTTGCCAACCTTCAATACCTTCTGCTTCACTTACACCTTTTAGCATGTCGTGTAACTGAATTGCGTATTTTGCAATTTTATATAGATCAGCACGGGCCATTTGTACTTCGTGATCCATTTCAGCCTTTGCGGCTAAATCGCCAAGTCCTTCTCTAAATTCTTTAGTTTTCATAAATTTACTCCAATAACTTATATAACGTATTTATCGTTTTACTGTTCCGCCGCCAAATAAGTTAGCATTGCTATCTAATGCATTTACTGATTTTACTTTTTTCTTTTTTGGTTTAGCTTTAGCTACTGTAGGATTAGCTACTGATGCAACTGCTCCAGCAGTAGTTGTTTCTTTTATTGAAAACACTTCATTTGTTAATTCGTTTACTTTCATTGTATTCTCTCCAATATGCATTACGTTCATTAGTACTAGCTCTACGTGCTTCGTGTTCTTTATACTTTGCTATGTAGTGTTCTAGTTCTTCTTTGGTCATTTTTTCTTCTTACCTGATTTCATATTAGCACACCAGTGATACATTTTAGCCTTCTCACCACTAGCGTTCTTAGCACGTTTGCGTAATGATGTTACACTACCATTACAACTAGCACCTGACTTCTTTACTCTACCTGGTCTGCTTTTGCCTTTTTTCTTACCATCAGCAAAATTTTCTTCTAGTTGTCTAGCATCCATTTTCTCTAAGGCTTTGTCTATGTATAGTGCAAGTTCAAAATCTAATTGTGTAAGTCCTTTTACATCGTGTGTGGTAATAGCAATAGTTAGTTCGTTATAGAAATTCATAAAGTCAGCAAAGTGATCTAATTTAATTTGTGGTTGTTCAATCATCATTAAAAAACGTAGCACTTGATTATAATCGTCTAGTGCAACTTTTTTATATAGATAAGTTCCCTTACGAATTTCCCAACTAGGACAAAACTTTTTACGTATCGGTTCTGCTTGACTTATATCTAACTTTTTCATTTTTTCAGTGCGTCCAATGCGGTAAATATTCTGCCAGGTTTTTTTATTTCTAATTCATTGTTATCTAAACTATGACCACCTTCCATAACAGCAAGTTCATAATCTGTAAATTTTTCTTCATTACCTGCTTGTGTGTATGTTGCTAGAAACTGTTTATGTTTATCTCTAAAAGTAGATTTTGCTTTTTTAGGATCATGTTTATACATTCTTCTCCATGCTTTATACTCTGGATCAGGAGTAAACTTATCTTTAAACCATGCTTTGTAACTTTCTTTCATTATTACATCTTCGGCTAATCCTAAGTTGTATAATACATTAGTACTTGCACCTTTTACTTTCTTACTAAGTGTTGGCGGCTTTCCGTCTTTATCTACTTTGTTTCCAAATTTACCTGCTTCGCGAGAAATAGAATTAACATCAACGTCAGGTGTAGTGTTTACACCTTTAACAATTCTACCATCTTCTAATAATTCGTACATTTTCATTTTTTTGTACGTCCTCTAAATTGTGTTGGACCATTCATATACGGTTTTGAAAACCATAATTTAAACCAGTCTTTATCTCCTGGCTTTAGACCCATTGCCTTTTCTTTCTTTTTTAATTCGGCAGCTGTCTCGCTTGGATTTTCTTCAATCTTATATTCTGAGTATCCTGTAAATTTATTACGTATACCAGCTAGATGTTGAAGATCGGCAATATCCATTATGCATTCTTCTTTGCTAATTTTGTTGCTGTAGCATACATGACTGCTTCAGCATCTTTACCGTAACGATCCTTAAAATTGCCTTTGGCTTTTTTCATACCTTTTACAACACGTTCTTTTTCTTTTTCTTCTGGCTTAGTAAGTGTACGTTCCGTAGTTGACTGCATCATCATTAGTTCTTTTGCAATTACTTGATTAGCTTCGTCAATGAGTCCAGCCTGAATAAATCTTTGCACTTTCTTTAGATTTAGAACAAGTCTTTTATCTTTAGTAGTAGGCTTTATTTGTTCCCACATAGCCTTATTTTTATCAGTTAACCATTTAGGTGCTTCAAGTGGATCACCGCTGAACCAACCTTCTGCCATTTCAGGCTCTTTGTCTCTAATGCCCATGCCTTGTCTTACAGCCGCAAACATTTCGTCTGCTAAATCTTGTTGCGGAACCCCTTGCTTAAATGACTCTAAATCACCTTCTGCCGCTGCCGCTCTCATTTTACTTGCACTCATGCCTTCTGCACCATCTGCATCCGGATCACGCTCGCCTGCACTTACTACTTTAATTAATTTAAAGCTGTAAGGAATATTGCCTGATTTATCAGCTTGACCATTGTATTGATTTAATAATTTTGTAAATGAATCAACTCTATCACTACCTGCAACATAGATAATACGTTCGTACCCTAGTTCTTCTAGTTTTTGCATTGCCTGTATAATTGTTTTAACTTCTGGATGTCCTACTGTTACGTTAGGAAAGAAAAATTTAGCATAGCGTAGTTTATCTACAAATGCTAACGGGTCAGTTTTAGGTTTTTGTGATTGGCTAAGAAATACGTAATGATCGCCCGGAAGACTTTTAATTTTATCTACAAGTTTTTGGTGACCAATAGTTGGAGGATTCATTCGACCAAAGGCCATTACTGCTGTGCGGGGAGCTTCGAAGAGTTGTCTTAGTCTCATGCATACTCACCATTCTTTATTAGTTCGCATTCTTCAGAAAATATTTGATCAATAATTTTTTGTCTGTCATCGTTATTAAATACTTCGTCGGGTAAATCTGCAATATTATATTTTCTTACATAAGCGTTTAATGCATTTTCGATCATTCCTGAAAGACATTTATTTTTATCTAATGTTTTTCCAGATCTTTGCATTTCTGCCATCTGACTAATCGCTGGAAAAAACGACTTACGATAAAACATTGGATCATTACGCATAAAGACACAAACGTCATCTACAACATCAAAGTTAAGATTCTGATTGTCTTCGATTCCCATCTCTACTATTTTCATAATTTACCACTTCCTACATGACCAGTAACGTGCCTTATGACGTGGTCCTGGGTTATCACAGTTGTGTCTTGCTCTAAATGAACGTCTACGTGATGGATTGCTTTTTTTGATTTTTACACCTTTTTGTCCAAAGTTAACTTTAACTACATTACCCTTTGGATTCTTTACATATACTTTAAACTTCTTAACATCACCTGCCATTGGCTTGCCTAGTTTAACTTTGCGTCCTTGGTATTCTGCTTCATCAATTTCTTCATCTTCGTTGTACCACATAACACCGTAGTCTTCAAAAAACTCGTCATCATCTTCGTATGTGATTTCATCAGTTTCGTCAATTTCACCGTCTGAACTTACTTCAATGTCAAAGTCGTCGTAACCTTCATTAAAAAAATGATCAGCTACTTTGTTAGCCATAGCATCAGCTTGATCTTCTGATAGTGCGCTAGGTAATGGAATTTGAATTACAGTAGCACCTTGCTCTGATTCAAAAACCTCGTGTGTTGGAAATATTGACTCATTTAAGCCTTTTAGTACTTCCTGCTTTTCCATTACTACTCTAATAAAATGTTCCATGTTCTTTTCCCTAATGATTTAATAATATACTATCAACTGAGCCATCAGTCCAGCTACTTACTGCGGCTCTTAACCAAACATAATTTCCTGTGAAGTTTTCTACAATCGTTTTAGTTGTAGTTAAATGTGATTCGGTGTAGACTGTAAACCAATCTGCTTCAACTGGATTAACTGCAAGTGTTGCTTGCACGGCAACTGTGCCTGTAAATCCTGTTACACTGTATTGTACGGTGTGGAGCCCGTCACTACGTCCGTAGTACCCGTCCCCTTTAAATTTTTCACCGAATGTAGTTTGTGCGGTACTATCACCGGGATGCATTTGATTTGCTAATATTAATTCACTTTGTGCCATATAACTATTTATCAATATCGGACTTGACTAGTAATTTGTCAATGCGCCTAATATTTGACGTAACTAGGTTGCATAATGACAATGTTTTTTCATCTCTTGCATAAAAATACATACCGTTAACGTATCCTTGAGCTTCTAGTTCTTCTTTAAGACGAGGACCTACTTTAATTAAATTAGGGTTTGCATCAGCCCATTTTATAAATGATTCTTCTCCTCGCCCATTGCCAAATGTAACTTTATATTGATACCCGTTACCTTCGTTAACTAAAATTACATTTTTTTGTTTTAAAGAAGTTATGTATTTTTCATTAGGTTTCCATAGTCCGTATACTTTATTTGAATTAATTTGGTTAGCAATGTCTTTAAGCCAATCTAAATTATTAGCATATATATTTAGAAAACTATAGGATACACGTAGTTTATAATCATCAGCAGTTATAAAAGAACTATAAAGTTTTACAGCATCGATAAATTCATCATAAGGTACTTGTATATGGCGCAGGCCACGACGGACTGTTAATTTTTCCAACATACCTGAATCAATTTGACCCTGTAAACTATCTAGCACAGATTTAGCCTGAGGAAGATTTTTCTCTCTAAAAAATCTTGCTAGATGATTGTTTATTTCAAGTCTATATAAGTATTTGCCGTAGAATAATTTATTTGATTCATTCGTGATCAACTGTTTCAATCTCCAACACACTAAGCGTAAAACTATCATCAACGAAATCGATATGTAGTTTTCCACCGTTCTTTAGATCACCGAACAATAACTTTCGTGATAACGGACGTTTAATTTCTTTGTCAATAACACGCTGTAATGGACGAGCTCCGTTTTTACTGTCAAAACCTTTTTCAACTAGTGCATCAATAGCTTCGTCTGATATTTCAATACTAACATCTTTATCAACAACCATATCTTTAAGTTCAACAAGGAACTTGCCAACAATTTTTATCATTACTTCTTTGCCAAGTTTAGCAAATGTAATTGTACCGTCTAGCCTGTTGCGGAACTCTGGAGCAAAAAACTTTTTCAATTCTGTATCTTCATATGAAGATTGATCAAAGTCTTCGTCAAATCCAATAGTGTTCTTCTCAGCGGCTTGTGCGCCAAGATTAGTTGTAAGAATTAAGATGCTGTTACGTGCATCTGCTTCTTTACCATTAGAGCCTGTTACTTTACCGTTGTCCATAACTTGCAATAAGATTTGAGATACATCCGGATGTGCTTTTTCAATTTCATCAAGCAATAAAACACAGTTAGGATTTTCTTGTAATTTTACAATCAGCTGACCTTGACTCTCTTCATGTCCTACATACCCTGGAGGCGAGCCTATAAGTTTAGCAACACTATGTTTTTCCTGGTATTCGCTCATATCAAAGCGTACAAGTTCAACACCAAGTGCTGTTGCAAGTTGTTTGGCAGTTTCAGTTTTACCAGTACCCGTTGGCCCCATAAACACAAATGCACCTACAGGTTTATCTGCTGGTTTTAGACCAGCTTGAGCAACAAGAATTTTATCAACAATACTGTCAATTGCTTCGTCTTGTCCGTATACTTGCTTCTTGAGATTTTTCTCAAGGTTAGCTAAATTTTCACTCTCTTTTTCAGAAACTTGTTCTGCTGGAAGGTTAACAAGTTTTGCTAATTCAAACTCAATTTTACTAGCTGTAACTTTTTTATCAGTTTCCATGTTAAGTTTAAATCTAGCACATGCTAAATCAATTAAGTCAATTGCTTTATCAGGTAATTTTTTATCAGCTTGATATTTTACACTTAGTTTCACAGCTTGGTCAATTGCTTCTTCTGTAATTACAGTTTTATGAAAGTCTTCATAGTAGCGTTTGATACCTCGTAAAATATCTTTAGTAACTTCTGCTGTAGGTTCGTCAACGGTTACACGTTGGAATCTACGCATCAATGCACGATCTTTTTCAAAGTACTTACGATATTCGTCCCAAGTAGTTGATGCAACTACTTTGATATTTCCTTTAGTAAGAGCTGGCTTTAACATATTAGCAAGATCATTTGAATTACCTTGACCGCCTGCACCTGCACCATTCATCATATGTGCTTCGTCAATAAACATAATTGTTTTGCCTTTACTTTTTAATCCAGACAATACAAGTTTAAATCGTTCTTCAAAGTCGCCGCGATATTTTGAACCTGCAAGCATTGCACCAATGTCTAACATGTATACTTCATATTCTTTTAGAAATTCTGGTACAGCATCATTAATAATATTGTAAGCCATGCCTTCAGCAATAGCAGTCTTACCAACACCCGGGTCTCCAACTAAAATAACATTGTTTTTTTGTCGACGCCCTAATGCTAGTGCAATACTTTCAAGTTCGTCACTGCGTCCGATAATTGGGTCAATTTTATTACGCTTTGCTTGATCGTTTAGGTTAGTTGTAAATTGTCTTAGAGCTTTTGCACTTGCTCCAGACATTTCTTCATCTTCAAACTGTTCTTCAAATTCACTATTAATGTATTCAGCGAACTCTTCTTTTACAATACCTGCTTTATCACAATAATAAACAGCATGGCTTTTCTTTTCACTTAGCATACTCATTAGTACATCACTAAGTTCAATATGACTTCTACCAGCAAATAATGTTTGCGTAAATGCTCTATTTAAAACACGCTCAACTGATGCTGTTTTCTTAGGTTTATATTTTACAGTTTCAATTGTAATTTCTTGTAGATTATTCTTTAAATAATGCTCAAGATTAGACTTTAGATAATCAACATCTACACCCGATCCTTTTAATAGGTTATAGAAATTATCAGAGCATAACATTGCAAATAATAGATGCTCAACTGTCACATACTCGTGTTGCAGTTTTTTAGCATCTCTAATGCTTTTATCAAATACTACCTGTAACTCTTTACTTGGTTCAACCATTAAGTTTTTTCCTCTTTTGTAATTTTTTCTTTGCTCTATCTAATTTTAGTTTGCTTACTCGATCTACAAACTCAATACCGTGTAAGTGATCATACTCATGTAAAAAGCACCTAGCATCTATGTCTGTTAACTCTATTATACACTCATTTGCCTCAATGTCAAGAAATTTTACTAAAATTGTTTTAGGACGTTTAACATTTATTATTAAATTAGGATGGCTTAAACATCCTTCGGGCATTATTTCTTGTTCTTCTGACACTTGTAGCACTTCAGGATTTATAACTGCAAAAGGACTCTTATCTTCCAATAAGTAAGGTTTCATTACAAAAACTTGTGCATCTAATGCTACTTGGTTAGCAGCCAATCCGATTCCGCCTTCTTGTATCATCAATTCAATCATTTGTTTTTCAACTTCTACTGGATTTAAAAATCCAAAACTAAACGGGCTAACTTTTTTAGCTAACCATGGATTAGGTGATTTTACTAATTTAAGATCCATTTACTATCTCGCTTATTTTCTTTATTTGTTTATCAGTTAATGTTTGAGGTATTTCTGCTTCAATTCGTACAAGCATAGAGCCTCTCCTGTTTGTATGCATATTTGGTAATCCGTATCCGTTCATACTAAATGTTGATCCGTGTTTTGTATTTTGAGGAATAGTTAATGATATTGTTCTACCCTCAAGTGTTGTTATATGTTTATTACATCCTGTTATTAGTTCTAAACAATTTACTTTTAAAGATAGTAATACATTATCACCTGAGCGTTCAAATACAGAGTCTTTTTGAATGTCTACAACTGCATACAAATCGCCTCTTGGTCCAGGAAAACTACTTTCTCCTAAACCACTAAATCTTATAGTATCTTTATGTTTAGCTCCAATAGGTATATCTAAATCAACAGTTTGCTCTTGTCCGTTGCGTAGCCTGTAAGTTGCTAGTATTTTCTTACCTGTAATTACTTCTCTAAGACTTATTGGAACTTTAATATTGACATCAGGATTGCGTACATGCTGTCTACGAACATCAGCACCAAACATAGATGAGAATATATCATTAAAGTTTCCAAAGTTTTGATTAAACATATTACTATCCATTCTTGGTTGTGGATTGTCGTATGCCGCTCTTTTTTGTGGATCCTTTAATGTTGCATATGCTTCATTAACTTTTTTAAACTGTTCTTCGTCGCCTCCTCGATCAGGATGGTGTTGCATACTTGCTTTCTTGTATGCCTTTTTTAACTGATCTGGAGAAGCGTTTTTTTGAACACCAAGGATTGTGTAATAGTCCATATTAATACTTATCGCATGGACTATTACATTTTATCAGACGTGATTACTTCTTTGCGCCAACTGCTTCTTTAGCATAGAATGCCGCAACAATAGCCGCTACTGATACAAAGTATGTAGGAGCCATATCTCCTAAAATTTTACCAGCAGTATCTAATCCAATTAGGCTTGCAACAACTACTGCAAACGGATACAGTAGCATACCAAACAATGCAAACCATGCCATATTGCGTTGTGCATCACGCATAGCATCAGCATCTTCTAACCGTTTACGTTTGAATTCAAGATCCATTGCGGCTTCTTCTGCTGATATATGCCCATCGCCATTTGTATCCATACTTTTAGCTGTAGCTGAATCCATAGTTACGGATTTTTTGTCTTCTTCTGCCATTATCTTTTCCCCTCAAGATGTTTTAGACGTTTTTCTAATTCGTCAATTTTTTTGGTTACATGTGGATATTTTTTACGCCATGCATCTTCTGGCTGTTGTAACCAAGTCCATCCCCAACGTTTAACTAAGAAGTCAATTGTCAAGTCAAACTTAGCATATAGCCATAAGCCTAAACGTGTGCTTTGAAAATATGTTGAAAACGCTAATCCAAATAGCGACCCAACTAATGCTGTGTAAATCCATAGGCGATCATTCGCCATTCTTTCAATCATATCCCACATATTAATCCCTCAATTATTATGCAAGTATTTATCAGCTTTTGTAGTAACCTCTGCGTACAAGTTCTCGTTTTACTTTTACTTTTAGTTTAGGTTTAGCATTAAAACTATCAAAGTAATCAACAAGTTCTTTGGTTGGTGTAGACTTCATGTAAAAATGTTGTGTTTTATTTTTACCAGATGCTTTGTCTCTAATGGTTTGTGATGGTTTAAATTTAATAGGCATTATTCAGGTCCTCCGTTATGTTTACGTTTTGCTTTCTTTTCGTCCCAATCTTTTAAGGCTTTCTTAATAGAATCCTCTGCTAGTACAGAACAATGCAATTTGATAGGAGGTAATTCTAAAGCATCAGCAATATCTTTATCTTTAATTTCTAATGCTTCAGTCATAGTAAGTCCTTTAAGCATTTCAACAAACATTGTTGAACTTGCTATAGCACTACCGCAACCATATGTCTTAAATTTAACATCCTCAATAACATCAGTATCAGGATTTACTTTTAAGTCAAGTTTCATTACATCACCACACGCCGGTGCGCCAGTCATGCCTGTTGCCACGTTAGGATCATTTGGATCAAAGCGACCTACCCCGTGACTATGAGGGTTGTTAAGAACGTCTTCAAAACGCTTAACTACTTTATCTGAATATGCCATAAATTATTGTTATTATTTTATTAGTATAACAAAACTATTCTTCGTTGTCAACCTCTTCAGGCTCATAATATTCGCGATACTGATCAAGAACTGTTGACTGTTGAATCATATATGCACGTATTTGTGCAAAGTTTTTTGACAGTGTTTCATATCCATCGTCAGTTAAACCAAACAACACAGGATCTGATCCTTGTTCTTGTAGTTTAGCAAATACTTGTTCTGCGTTTTCGCTAGTAATAATTACCCATTTAATTTCCTCCATTTCAGGAGTCACAGGGCTTTCTAATTTAAGCGGTACACGCTCTACTTCAGTAGAGAAAACATCTAGTTTCTGTACTGTACTACATCCACTAATAAGGAACGTAGTTAGGATTAGCAATACTAGGGCACTCTGAGTTGATTTCAGACTTTTTAGTTGCATTAATCTCATCCTCTGTTAATGGCGAGCCCATAGCAATTTCAACACATCGCATTGCTTTGTTACTCGCATTGTTAATAACACGTTCAACTGATCTACTACGTTCGACAGCAAGTTTGCCTATATCACGAACTTCGCCTTGACCATTAATTTTATTGAAGCGTTCGTCGAGTGCTGAAAATTCTTGTTGTAGCACTCTATTTTGTTCTTGTAGTGTTTTGTTTGCCGCCATTATAGCAGTAAAGTCTTCCTTTTGCTGTGCTATTACAGCTTTTTGACCTTCAACTGATTGCTCAAGTAATACATTATTTGCTTTAGCAGTCTCTAAGTCTGACTTTACTGTTTTATAGTGAAGAAAGCCGCCGCCCGCTGTAGCGAGGGCAACGACAATCATAGCAATTTTTATCGTTCCGAACATAACTATAGTTAGCCGAGAAGCTCTCCTAATGTTGCAGGTCCGGCAATGCCATCGGCTACTAAACCTTTACTTGTTTGCCATTCCTTTAGTTTACGTTCAGTTCCGGGTCCAAAGATTCCGTCTGCGCCAATGCCTAGTGCTTCTTGCATCATTTTAACACCTTCGCCTCGACAACCTTTACGTAGTACACCAATATCGTCTACATCAAAATCATCGTCTCCGTTATCTTCAGCTAGTGATACAGGACTACCAAATACTTCCATTGCTTTTGCATAACGTGCTTGACGGTCTGCAAGTCCAATATTACCACCATTAATTTTTTTAGTCATACGCACAACATCATCTGTATCTGCAATGTTGTTTAATTTGTTTGAGTCCCAAAACCAACAAGCCGACTCAACAGCACCTTTTTCAGTTGCAACATAGTCTGCCGCTTCTTCTGCTGTCATATCTACTGTGGCACCAAAACGTGTATAGTTTTCGCGCCCTGTTAATTGCTTTAGACCACGTCCGCGGAATAACCAACCGTCACCTTCATTTACGTTGCCCATTTTGTACTTACGAAATTCATCCATATACACATAGTTTGCAATAGCTTCTGGGTTACGTGCATACTCTGCCGCATTACGCTTAGGCGGTGCGCCAAAGTAACGACCAAACACTGCGTTGAGTGCTTTTTCGCTGTAATTTAAATTCTCTTGTAAACTTCGAAAGTTATTACTTTCGTGAGCGCACTGACTGATAAAGTGTGCGGCTCTTCTTTCTGTGTTAATACCATACTTTGGCATAACAGCAACTAGAGCTTCGAACCATTCGTCAACGTTTTTGTTGCCTGGGATAAGTTTAGCCAGGTGTTCTTTCTGTAGTTCAAACATAATTTAGATCCTTTTTAATACGAGAGCCTTGTCTTCATTTTCGAATACAAGTTTGTCTCCATACTTACTTATGTTGTAATCACCAATGTACTTGGTTAAAAAGAGTATTTCAGGATAACTTTCCATTAAGTCAAATACTCCATCTATTTTATCAACAGTTTTCAGCGTGTCGCCAAAATCAACAAATTCAAATGCTAAAGGATCTGCATATTTTTTCTTAATATATACAGTTTCATTTATCATGTCAATTTCGTCAACGAAACTTTTGTTAAAGAAATTCTTAAAATTATTTAAATTTGATTCATTTGCTAATACTACATAACCATCCGGATCTGATGGTACTACATTTGTTAGTTCTTCTAGTGTTGCATCTTTGCTGTGAAAGTTTTTGTAGTATCTAAATTTAAACTTATCAATATCACCTAACTTAGATATACCGTCTAGCATTTCCATAATATTATCAGGACCACTACGGTCTCTTTCTAATTCAACAAATACTTTATATTTGCCATTTGACTGCTCGCCACTAGTAACATCTGCATCTAATACAAAGTCATAACCTTTTTCTAAAAAGTTAGCTAGGTCATTTGCCGGGTCTTTACCTTCAACATTAAAACTTACTGTAATAATATTTTTGTCGTCGCCCATTTTAGATTGAAATCCATCAACTTCAAATACTTCACTTATTAGGTTTCTTAGATCGCCTTCTCTCAAACTCATTACACTGTCTCCAACGAATCGTCAACTGCTATTTGATCAATTGATTGATCTTCGGATTGTTCTGCTTCCAATGGAGGAGTATTTTCTGGAACAGCTGGTTCAACATTAAATCCTTGTTGTTCTGCATAACTGTTATACATATCAGCAATAAGTTTCTTAGGCATTTCAATTTCAACAATCCAAATAGCGTGTTTATCTAATTTGCCTTTTTTAGTTCCTGGACGTATATCGTCTGGAGTACGTATTTTACGAGGCTTAACAATAAAATCTTTAGAATATCCTATTTTGCAATCGTACTCTGACAAACGCTTGGCTCCCATCGGATCTGGCATTTCATTTCGAGCCCACATAAATTTACATGTAACCCAATGTCTGCTAATATTAGGTCCTGATAGCAATTCGCCTTCTTGCCAGTTCTTATATACATATAAGTCAAGTTCTTCTAACACTCTTTCAAAGTCTTTTAATACTTGAAAAGATGTATTGCTACTATAAACAGCATCAACATTTTTTATTAAATCGTATACGTCTTCCATTGGATATCCTATGTTTTCTCTAACATACTTATTTATCGTATCTAAGAGGTTAACAAATAGTTTTTTATCAGTCTTTCGATGGTAAATACATTTGTAGGGCTTGCCCTGCGGGGCGCACTACTCCAATTCCAAACAAGGAGGACCTTTAATGGGTGCAAAAAGGAAAGCACAAAAACAACGTGCAGACAGCAATTACGGAAACGTAATTAAATTCAATCCACATCAAAAAAAGACACAAGTACAAATCCTACCAAGAAATATAAATCAAGAACATTATGTTTTAAAATTGTTAGATCTAAACAAAGATATAGTCTTTGGTATTGGTCCAGCAGGTACGGGTAAAACATTATTAGCAGTACAAGTGGCAGTAAAACTCTTCAAAGAAGGTAAAATCGATAAAATCATTGTGACAAGACCCGCAGTGTCAGTTGATGAAGATCTAGGATTTTTACCAGGAACATTAGAAGATAAAATGGCTCCATGGACGAGACCTATTTTTGATGTGCTAAGAGAGTACTTTGATGCTCGACAGATTGAAGGTATGATAGAAGAAGGTATTATTGAAATTGCTCCACTAGCATATATGCGTGGACGCACTTTTAAAAATAGTTTTATTTTAGCTGATGAAATGCAAAACGCAACACCAAATCAAATGAAAATGTTACTAACACGTTTAGGCGAAGGATCAATGATGGCTGTTACAGGCGACTTAGCACAAGCTGATAGGCTCAAAGACAACGGTTTAATAGATTTCTGTAAACTGTTAGAACAAAGCAATTCTACACGTTTGGACATAGTCCACTTTGCACAAGGAGATATTGAAAGGCATGATGCAGTAAAAGAAGTTTTACAAGTCTACGGAGACGAGTAAATTAAATTGCTGTGTACTGTAAGAAATTTCAGTACACAGCTAATTTTCTAAATGTCGAGTACGTATTAAGTCTACATATGTATCTTTAGCATCTCTTTGCTTTAGTAACTTATTATCTGTTGTAATAGAGTTACACAAATTATAGACGGCGGTTAAATCGTGTTCTTCTCTTTGTGAATAATAACCGCTATAATTATCCATCGCTTTTATAAAGTTTGTACGTTCTTCAATTGTGCTTGCTTCAACTGCAAGTTCTCTAGGTCCTTCAACTAAGTTAAAAATAATTTCGCTCTTAGGTGTATTATTATTTCTAAACTCTAGTGTAGGAATAATACTTGATAAGTTTCTAGCTTGGATAGCATAGAAATAACGCATGTTAGATCCAACAATGTCATAAATTTTTAATAGATTACGTTTAGCCTTTGACCATTTTCCTGGCCAACGAATATATTCAAATACTTCTTCTACGCCGTCAATACTAGCATTTATTAATAATGTTTTACATTCGTCATTCCAACGCTTTATTGCTTTCATATCAGCAGTAATTGTATTTGTAAATACATCTAGTATTAAATTTTCTTTGTTAGGAAAGTTATCGACAAAGTCTACAAACTCCGGACCGTAAAAACTTTCGCCACCTTGTATGCTTAACTTTGTAACATTATCTGCTAGACTATAGATGTACTCTAGATTAGTTTCACCAATTTCGTGAGTCTCGTCTTTCTTTTCTATTTTAGCCCAAAGTGTACTATTAAAACTAGCACACATATTACATGCCATATTACATTTATTATGTAATCTAATATCCATGGCATTAATGCCAGGAGAGTTTGCATAGTTTCGATCGTAATTATCTACTGCACTTTGTCGTACACTAACTAAACCTTTATCCTCAGTTTGCCAACAACCTTGACACTGTGGTATGCGTTCACCTGCTTCTAACTGTTCTGCAAATTTTGTTGTTGTTTCTTCATATTGGTCAATAGGTATATGCTCACCAAAATGACAACAAGGCATTACCTTGCCCATTTGATTAATAGTAAGTTGATGCCGCATCAAAGGACAAAAGGTTGAAGAATTAGTGTTCATCTTTCCTCAGTAAATAAAGTAAATGTTCGTTTTGCGTATATACTAGATTAAATGTATTAGAACGTATTGGATTTGACATTTCGCTATCATGGTATATTTCTTTTTCTACATAGTGTTTTAGCCAAATTAATTTTCTACTAAAAGAACTACGTATAGGAAACCAAGCAAACTTTTGAAATGTAACTTCTTTTGGATCCTGTTGCCAATTTGCTCCCATCATACTGCCATAGGTGCCTTTATACTTGGCATAGGATTATAACCTACAAGTTTGTAATCTTCAGTTTTGGTTTGTAATAGTTCTTCTAGTGTAGTAAACTCAGGCATCTCTAGTATAGGACCGTTTACAGGCTTACGTTCTAATTGTTGGTTTACTTGATCCATATGGTTGCTGTAGATATGACAATCGCCGCCGGTCCATATAAATTCTCCTAGCTCTAGATCGCAAATTTGTGCTAACATATGTGTAAGCAAACTATACGATGCAATGTTAAAAGGCACACCTAAAAACATGTCAGCACTACGTTGATACAGTTGACAACTTAGTTTGCCGTTTATTACTTTAAACTGTGCAAATGCATGGCACGGAGGTAGCGCCATTTTGTCTAGCTTACTTGGGTTCCAAGCACTTACAATAATTCGTCTACTGTCAGGATTATTTTTAAGTTGATCTATAACAGATGCAATTTGATCTACACTATCGCCGTTAAAGTTTCTCCATTGAGAACCATATACAGGACCAAGCTCTCCGTCTGTGTATCCTAATGCTACACCTTGTTCTTTAAAATTAGCTGTCCAAATTGTATTCTTTGTTTTATCGCCGTGTGTAATTTCTGCTAGTCTTGGCTCAGATGTTGATCCTTCTAAGAACCATAGTAGTTCTCCTACTACACTACGCCACGCAAGTTTCTTTGTAGTTACAGCTGGAAAGTTACTGTATGTTAGAGGAAAACGCATTTGATATCCAAATACGGTACGTGTACCTACACCTGTTCTATCACTTACATTTTCGCCGTTATCTAAAATATATTGTAATGCATCAAGATATTGTTTCATCTGTTTCCTTTACTATAGGATTGTCGTAGTAGTCATGAGTACCTGCACGATATCTTGCTTTACGTTCAGCTAACATTACAGATGACTCCCAAACTACCCAAGCAAATGGTATTAATATAATAATACCAAAAATAATTTTTACAATTTCGTCAATCATTTTTTACTCCAAATTTGAAACTCTACTTCGTCATGATTTTCAGACCAAGTCTTTTCGAATAATGATTCAATATCTTTTATAGGAAGGAAAGTATCACAGGCATATGCACCTGGAATACGACTTAGGTAAAATTCATCAATTACATCTAGTGTTTGTTCAATAATCTTTGGTCCGCCAATTACCCATGTAATTAATTGTGGATAATCCTCAGCAATTTTTACTATGCTTTCGCTAAGGTTGCCGCTAATATAAATGTCAGCACCAGGATAGTTTCTTGGCTGAGTAGTTGCTAATACATTTTTACGTTTAGGTAAAGGGCGAGGCATGTGTGGATCGTTCCAAGTGGTAGATCCCATTATTACAATATGACCTGCTGTATTATCTTTAAACCATTTTAGATCTGTACTATTGTTAGGCCATGGTAGTGTTCCGTTTTTACTTACACCGCCATAATCGTCACACGCTAGAATTGCTTTTATCATTATCTTCGCCGTACCTTCCTCGGGTTCGATTGCCATCACCGTTTAATTCAGTAAGGTCTTGTTGTACTTCTTTATAGTCAGCTTTCTTTTTGTTAAAGATTGCGTCCCAGTTATCTTCAAATGTATTAGTATCAATTGCTCTTGGCCGTTGTCTACTTCCTTTACTCATTTAATCTATCTCCACACAAGGTATTATTCCAAATTCTTCGTACTTATTAGGATATTGATCCCATTTATCAGCATCTGGCAGTGAGTCTTGTTGGTCAACTATATTTACATTCCAGGAAGATACTTTTCGATTTATATTTTCCCATTTTTCAAGTTCTTCAACACTTAGATCAGTATCTGCAACAATAGCATCCGCTGGACACTCGGGTACACAAACACCGCAATCAATACATTCGTCAGGATTAATTGCTAGAAAATTATCTGCTTCATAAAAACAATCTACTGGGCAAACACTTACACAATCTGTGTGCTTGCATTTAATACAATTATCTGTAACTAAGTATGTCACTACACTTTCGCCAAATTAATTAACGTTGCTGATAAGTTTATTTCAGGATCAGCTACCAATGTATGATCAACTAACCCTTGTTTAATAATTAGCACTGCATCATCTTGCTGTTGCTCAGTTCCGAACAGTTCAACATTGTCATACAGCCAACGATAAATTTCTTCCATTTCTTCAGGACGAACTGCTCCGCACAATAGTTTACGTGCATCTTGTATTTTACCTGCTTTAAATAGTTCAACCATATCTAGCTTCCAGTCTTGTTCACCTGTGTCGCCTTCATGTGGTGCTAGTAAGTTTCCGTCTTGCGAATTCATTTGCACTGTGTTGATACACTTACGCAAGTCTGGATATGTTGCTTTTACATATGTATCAAGTGTGTCTAGATCAGGAGTAACACCTTCTGTAATAAGAATCTCTGCTACACGAGCAGTAAACTCTGTTTGATCTATTTTAGCAATGTGAAAGCCTTGACAACGACTGTGCAAAGCAGGGATAATACGATTGGGGTAATTACAAGTAAGAATAAACCTTGCAGTGGTGTGATATTCTTCCATAACGCCACGTAGTGCCGCTTGAGCGTTTGGACTAAGATAATCGGCTTCATCAAGTAATACAACTTTAAAGTCTCCAAATGGAATCATTTGCACAAAGTTAACAATTTTATCACGTACATCATCTACTGAGTTTGTACGACTTGCATTTATTTCAAGAATATCTAACGGATTTATATCAAGCTCGTTAAACATTAATTTTGCAAGGGTAGTTTTACCAATACCTGCATTGCCGCTAAACAACAAATGTGGAATAGTTTTGTCTTTGATCCAAGTGTTTACTTGATTACGCTGTGCTTCATCTCTAAACACATATCCGTCTACTGTTTTAGGACGGTACTTTTCTACCCATAGTTCTTTCATTTAGTTGCCTCTATAATTTGTTTTAATTTAGTCATTTCTTCAGAAGTTAGTTTAATTTGATCCAATACCTTATCTAAATCTTTCATGCTATGTTTGTTAAGTTTAACAGCATTAGTTGTTAATGGCATTGCTTCTCCAATCATTTCATAATCATCTGATAGTAGTTCTGCTATTATAGCAGTATTTTCAAAGTTTGTCAAATCATTCTTCCTTTTTCTTTTTCTTTTTCGTACCGTAGAAGCCCCCTTTAACTTCAATATTTTCTGTACGGACCATTGGCTCACAATATGTAATTTTGCCGCCCTTGTCAAGATATTCTTGTATTAATCGTTTAGATTCGTCGTCTACTTCTCGTGATACTGGGTTCATTTATTTTGTAACTCCAAAATGTTTATATGATTGTTGTACGCACTTTGCTTGATAATAACAATCTGCCAGTGCGTTGTGAAGGCTTTCTTGTATTGCTTTGCGTGGATCACTTGGCATCATAGCAAACAATGTTCGACTATCTCTAATTTGCCAGTAGTTCCACGGAGCAGGCTTTTCTGCTTCTTTGTATAAATGCTGTAGTATTACAAAATCAAATGTAGGACCTTGACACCAAATATAGTCTAATCCTACACACCATTTATTAAGTTGACGTAGCATTTCTTGTACACTTACTCTTTCTAAGTCATCACCAAATGCTTCGTCTTGAATTTCTTGTGGTTGAGTTGCCCACCAAGCAAGAGTGTTTTCGTCAATAGAACGATTGTAGTGTTCTGTTTGTTCTTCTACATCGCCACGCAAGTATAAAGGACTGTGCGGTTCTGTATCTGTAAACGGATCAAACTTAATAGCACCTAACGTCATTACAACACTATCAGGTTCTACGCCTAGTGTTTCTAAATCAATCATACCGTGTGTAGCCATAAAAAATCCTCGTTTGGCGCGGCTAAAGAGATTCGAACTCCTGACCTTAGGTTCCGCAAACCTACGCTCTATCCAGCTGAGCTATAGCCGCTCGTTTAATTTAAGTTAATTATAGCAGAGATTGCTTTAGAAGTCAAGTGTTTTTTGCACGATATTTTTCGTAGAGTTTCCAACACTCCCAAGTTACTACTAGCATAATGCCTGTGACAAAGCCGCCACCAAATAAAGTCGTTAATCCTAGTGTAGCAAGTGTGTTTGCAAAGAACAGTATGACAGGAATGTCATACCATTCAAAATTTTCAAATAAATGGTTCAAGTTTTGGAGCCTTCCAACCTTCGGGCTTTAGTACTTTACCATCTTCTCGTTTGATAACTTTGCCTGTAGTAGGATCAATTTTAGCAAAGTTTGTGTCCATTACTTCTTTCCAAGCATCTTGACCTTTAAAGCCTCCTGCTCGAACGGCGCCTAATGTAACAACTAAGATATCAATTAGTGCGTCTAACTGTTCTATCCTGTCGTTTTCTGTAATGGCTTCTTCTAGTTCGCCTACTTCTTCTCGAATTAAATCAAGATACATATTATAGTTTGCTTCGCTTGGCTCTTGATCACAAGCCGTTGCGAATTTATTGATATCTTCAAATGGGTTTGTCATTTTATGTCCTTACAAAACTACTAGGGTCAATTGTTGCATGTTCACCGTCTGCGTACTCTGAACCAATCTGTACTTCATCTGGCTTTTCATCTGACATGGCTAATACACACTCGGCATCAATCATTCGAACCTCAAGTTCTTCACCATCATCTGTTTCTAGTTTCATTGCGCGAGTCCATCGTCCGTGTTCAATAAGTATCCAATCACCTACATCATAAATGTCATTGTTTCGAGGACCTTTAGAGTGTACCTGCCCCCAACGAGGATAAATGCCGCGAGTTTTGCCATCATCGTCTTGAATAATAATACCACCTTTAGTTTTTTGTTCACCAAAGTACATATTTGCTACTAAAACACGATCGCCAATGGCTCTGACGTTACCTTTAATTGCTTTATTCATTAGTCACCTTTTTTTACAAAGTTACCGTCTTCGTCTTCGACCCATTCGTCTTCAACTTCAACTTTAGATTTTGTTGTTGTGCGAGTTTTAGCTTTTGTTGTTTCTTTTACAGGTGCAGGTTCTTCCCAGTCATCTGTCAAGTCTTTTTCCGGCTCTTTAACCGCAGGCTCGTCAACAACTCCTTGATGCGATTCATAGTATTCTTTAACTACATCTTCACGTTTTTTAATAATTTTGCCGCCAGGTCCTAATTCATCACCACGGGCATTAACCTTTGCATTACCTACTGCTTGAGTTAGTTCGTTTTTCTTTCGGAGCATATCCATATCAACCATCTTACCTTGCATGGTCTTATAGACTTTTTGTCCTTTTGCTTTTTGTACCATTTTAGTTTCTCCTAAATGTTATATGCTTACTTATCTTAAGAACTCTCTCCAATCCAGGCCAAACTGGATTGAATTAATTTTGTGTACACCTATCAAATACAACACATAACTTGCTACACTTGATCCTCTACCTACTCCCCATACAATGTCATTCTCACGCATAAAGTCTACAAGATAAATCATATAGCGTAATAGCGGTAGCATACCTCGTTTGTTAAACTCTGCATATTCTTCAAAATAACGTGTAAGTTCTTCTTGCGTTTTGCATTTACTTTGCAAGTATTCTGCAATATCCATGTTTTTGTATTCATCAGGCATAAACCATTCACTTTGACATACACCGTCAAAAGTCTTTTGATCTACATCTAATGGAATATACTTTTGTAGTTTGTCTAGACCTTGTTCTTCCATAGCCTCGTTAAATTTATCTACATCATCTGATTCGTCACATAGAACTACGTGACATTTATCTACATTGCCACTATAGATCATATCGACTAAATCTTTATTTGTAAATCGCGGGATACCGAGAGAATCTGTTTTCATAAGCATACATGTATTTTAACTGATATTAATTAAATTGTCAAGAGAATTATCGCCATTATCTTGATCTTTAATTTTTTGTTGCTGAATAGCTCTACGAGATGTGAGTTCAAGTTTATACATATCCATTAAGACTGCAATTTGACTCTGAACTTCGGGATTGCGTGTCATCCAATATTTACGTCCAAGCTCAGTAAGTTTATCTTCTACTTCGCTATCACTTAGTTGATTAAAATTATCTACTAATGGATTAAACATTATGACAGTATCGTATACTCTCCGACGTACTCCATGAATACTGTGATGCCACCATCAACTGTCCATACGTCTACAATTTTAGGACTTGTTGCACTAGTAACTTTAAAGTCACCTGCGTCTAATGCACTAGTCCAGTTTGTTTGATTAACTCTTAAAGTTCCAGCATTTGCCGCTTCAAAAGTAACAGTTCTTTCAGAGCCATCATTACTTCGAATAGCAAGACGCATTCTACCATATGTACCTGCTGTAGGCCATCCACCTAAGCTCAAACGTACTGAACTTGGATTAGCCATAGTAATGTCATGATATTCTGCTGTAGACCACAATATGTTAGCTTCGGAGTTTTGCGTAATATTACCACTATTAAAATGTTCTGATGCTACGCCTTGTAATACACCATTAGTAAGTTTATTGCCCTGTAAGTCGTTATCTAAAGAACCTGAACCAAGTGCCGCTTTAAAAACGCCCTTTGCTTCAATATCTTTTATTGCTGTCTTTGATGCACTTAAACTTGATTGTATTGCCGCAAAGTTGTCACGAAATCCTTGCGAGTCATTATCTTGACCTGCAATTGGAAATTCTTCATCTATTTGTTCTGGTGTAATATTATCGCTTGTTGCCATAGTGTGTTCTCCTACACTTATTTATCTGTGTTATACATTGTGTCTATAATTTGCGAATACCAAGTAACTATCACTGCTACTTACATCAGTACTGTCAATTATATATCTATCAACGTCTAAGTTAAATGTTTTAAAATCAAAACCGTTGGCTTCGATTGCTGCCTTAATTAATGCAGACTTGCCTGGCTTACAATAGCATAATACTAATGCAGGTGTATAGCCTAACTCATTTACACTACCTTGTTGCTGACTACGCATCCATAACGGAACAAACGATCTATTTGTTTCACCTACAGATCGCAGATTGTCTCGCATATTGTTTATATTACTGATGTATCGTAAACTATCATTATTTTGAGATACAGTTATTGTATTACTATCTACTTTTAATGTATTTGCGTAATCAGGACGGAGTCGGTATGTATCGCCAAATCCTTCTAATATTTTAATAAGGTTGTCTTCAGTTCGTCCGTCAACTTCTATTCCGAGTGTCCAATTTAAATTAAATGTACCATCAGCACGAGTAACAATATTAAAGTCTTCACCTAATTTTACTGATATAAGTCCACTACGTGTTTGTATAGTAAATGATGGTTTAACTTCGTAATCATAAAACATATCGTTAGGATCATAGTTTACACTATCAACTGTAATTTTATTATTTGTTTTTATTTGAATACTGTTACGTGTTCTACCTAACTTAGTATCTTGTGCATCAATAACCTCTACATATATTACTTCATAAAGAACATCATTTGTGCCTTCTTTTTTAGCTTCTGCAGTTTTTAATTCGCCAATTCTATATTGTTTTCTTTTGTGATTCTTTGCTGTTACTGCCTGAAACTCTGATAAGTTTCGTGCTTCAATGCCGTAATATATTGGTATTTTAATATCTGTTTGTATACCAAAATTTGGATCTCCTGGTCTATAGATATTTTCTGGAATAAAGATCTCTGGATCTGATAAGAAGTCACTGAACTCACGTCTTGTAGTTTCTTTAAGAAACGGTTTAAGATATACATTACTATATTTTATAACTTCAGGGTCTGTTACCGTAATACTAAATTGTTGCTCTTTTATACTATATTTGTATTGGTCTTCTGCATTTATAACAAAGTTATACTGTCGATCAATGGTTGTATTTGGTACATCAAATGTAGTAGCATCACTATCAATAGTTGTTAGACCAAGTCTTGTGTAATTAAATTCAACCCAATATGCTGAGTCGTTTGTAAATATTCCACTTGAACTACTTGTATGATTACTAGCAGTTCTATAAAATACATCATCTACTTTTACAATATCGCCAGCTGTGTAATTGCGTGAACCTTTCCAAATACTCTTATAAACATTTTGACCGTATGCATTTACTCTGCCAACAATTTCTCCATCATATGTTAGTTCTAGTCCTGGAGGCAGTTTACCAGACTTTAGGCTGTAAAGTACTTGTGCATTTGGTACATTAGTTTCTGCTTCAACTCGTAGTACACTAATTGAGTTTGAATTTAGTATACCTAGATCTGGAAGGGTATTCCATGTTGTGTTAGAATTAATTTCTCCTAGTAATTTAATATCAAATACTTTAACTGTACTAACATTAATATCAGGTTCGTCTGGAGTGAATCGAGTTGCTTTTATTGTAAATCTATAATCAATTGTTACTTCTGCTTGGTATGGAACTCTGCCTGCTATTTCTCCGTTTGAAGTATCTAGTTCTAATCCTGTTGGTAATTTACTTACTGTTTCAGGTACAATTACTTCCCATTCGCTTGGTTGTATTGGATCAGGAGTAATACCTGAAAAACTGTCAGGACCTCGTCCACTATCTATAAATTTAGGTAGTGTGCCAGTAACTTCATATTTTCCGTTGTAAATAATTTCACCAGTTGCTTTTAATTTATATGTCCCTGGATTGGTATCTTCAAGACTGTAGTTTACAAAGCCAACTTGTGAGTTTGTATCAATAATATCTAATTGTAATGTAATATAGTTATTAGCACGTTTTATACCTAAGTTTCCTGGAGTGATCCATATAGGAGTTCGCAAGTTAGTATTATCAGCTGTAAATGTTCCACTGCCAACTTGTAAAACTGTGTTATCAGCACGGAAAAAATCATCACCTACTACAAATATTTTAAATGTTCGTCTTGCAATAATGTCACCGTCAGTTACATTAACTGTAAATTCATAGTATCTATTTAATTTGTTTGGTGCTTTTTCAGTATAACTAAAGTCCCAAACAGTTGTGTCATAAAAAAAGCTATCAAAACCGTTTGAACTTCTTATACCAAAGTCGTAACCGCCTGACTGCAAATCATAAGGACTAGTGTCATAAAATCCGCTTGAATAAATTTCTCCACGTTCAATTGCAAGTAAAGGATCAACTATACCTATAATTCGTCCATCGGTAGTAAGTGTAGTTCCAGGCGGCAATTGCCCGTCACCGTCTTTCATAAAGTATGAAAGAGTTTGTCCTGCCTGAATGTCGTCGTCAATTGCTACTAGTTGAAAATCTATAGGACTACTGTCTAATATATAAAATGTGTCGTTGTTGCCAACAGCTAGATCACCTGCAGGTGTTTGCCATATTGGTGTGTCAGGCCCTTCTACTTTTATAGTAAAAGTTCTATCTTCAATTTGGGTATTTAATGTTGCTCTAAGTACAAACCTAAAGTCAGTTACTCGGGCTACTTCTTGCGGAGTACCAATTAAATTAACTCCGTTAATTTTCATGCCGGTAGGCAGTTTACCACTGATTAACGTAATAGTTGCATCTGCATCAACAGGCAATGCTATTGATACTGTTTGTTGTTCAGTAACCGTGGAAAGTAGTTTATTTGTACCTGTTGTCCATAATGCCATAGATCATTCCTTCTATAACATATTTATCGTATTAGTTAAACAGATGGTAAGAACCCTAAGTCAATAGTTAGATCAGTTCTTTCAGGATCAATTGGTCCTAAATCAATATCAGTATTCCTAACAATGAAATCAAGTGCGCTACCGTATGTGTTACGCACTCCGCCAAAATCAAAACCTGACAAATAAGGCCCAAAATCTCTTATGTCAAATCCGTAAACAAGACCTTGAAATGCTCCTGTAACAGTATTAGCAGTAATTGTGCCAGCACTAGTAATATCATTACCATTAGCATTTAGTGTAGCTGACAACGTTGGATTAGTATCATTAGAAACAATATTAGTTGTATCTAATCCAATAGTCATTGTTTGACCAGTTATAGATGTACTAACTCCATTGCCGCCGTTGAAGTTTACGCTTTGCCCCGGGGCTACTGTTAAACTTCCGTTATCACTTATAATTAAAAGTTGTTCTAATGCATTATCAACATCAATTGTTAACGTAGTAGCAGTTGGTGTAATATTAACATTTGTGCCTGCAACTAGTTTTTTAAACTGTGCTGTAGTTCCGTCTTTGCCAGCAAAAACTCCTTGACCAACTGATCCAACATTTTCAAATTGTGTTGTTTCAATTACTCTAAGATCAAGTTCTTCAAAATTATCATTTACTTTAATAAATGCTTCTCGAAGTGCATCGCCTGTGCCATCGTTTGCTATTGTTCCTGTATTAATATATTCAATTGCCATAAGTTGTTCCTCTTAAACTGGGTTGCCGCCGTTTGTACTGTATAGATAAGCTACTATTCTATTAATTGCATCTTCCACATCATCGGGTGGCGTTCCATTCCAGTAACTATTATTACCCGGAGTATACTCAATACTGCTTGATGCTAAATTTTGTATAGTTGAGTTTTGAAAGTTAATTGCTGTAGCATCTGTAAGATCTAATGTGCTTCCATTTGTTATCTGGATTGTATTAGTACCGTTACCAATTTCAATGTTACCTGAACTTCCGTTACCAATTACAATAGTATCACCTGCTGTTGATATTTCAATAGGTGCTTCGCCTCCTAGTACTACACCAGTAGCATTAGTTACTACAAGGCCTCCGCCTGCTCCACTGGTTCTTTGTAATTTTGCACCAGTTGAATTAACTGTAAGACTATAGCTACCTTGATTAACTATTGCTTCAGTAGTGTCAATTTTACCTGTAAGTTTACTATTAACACCATCAACTAACGGTGTACTATCATCGCCAAAAACACTACCAACAAAATTACCTTCAACACTGAGTCCTGTAACTGTTGATGCTGTAAAATCAACTGGTCCTGAGAATGTAATATTTCCTGAACTAGTACTAAGTGCTAAATCGTTAGTAGCCGCAATCGTAATACCTTGTGTACCTGCTAGTTGTATACTAGTTGCATTTGGCACATTTAATGGCCCTGACGGTGATAAAGTAATTCCTGCTTCACCAGTTATTGATACTGACTGTCCAGGCAATCTATTTTGTAAGTTACCTTTTAATACTGGTGCATCTATAACATTACCATTAATTGTATCTGCAGTTACAGATCTGCTTATACCGTCAATAATAACTGAACTATCGTCAGCAAACACACTACCAGTTAAGTCACCTACAACTTGATTAAGTGTTAATCCTGTAACAGATGCCAAACTAAAGTCAACATCTCCTTGAAAACGTAATTCGTCTACATCGTATATATTTGTACCTGATACTGTGTTAAGTAAATTAAAACTAGTCGACTGTATAGTTACATATGTATCAGTTTGTATAGTTAACTGTGTTTCAGCATTGATAGATAAGTCGTCAGCTGATAAAATTCCATTAACTGTAAGTATGTCAGTATCTACTTTAGACGAATATAACCTATTGTTTAAATGATCCAGCATCAAAGAACTGTCATCAGCAAACACACTACCTTGCAAATCACCAGTATTACTAACTTCAACAGTTAGTGTGCCACCATTAATTTGTTCATTAGTAACATAGTTCGGAACCCCAGTCAAATCACTAAATGATCCTGTACTAGCAACTGTTGCCAATCCGGTAACTTGTCCTGGTATAATATTAATCTGTGCATTAGTAACAAAATTTGTATCATTTGTTAACTGACTTAAACTAGTTGCTATTACTGGTTTATTTGTAATGTCTGCCCAGTCACTTGAAACACTGTTTGGCAAATTTGTTAAGTCGTTGTAATCACCACTAAACAATGCAGGTTTATTAGTTAAGTCGTTATAGTCATTTGACGTAGCTACTGCTCCTAATGTTTGCCCTCCAACTGTTAAAGATCCTGCAACAACATTGCCAGCATTTACTGCTCCTGTTGCTGTAACGTTAACAGCATTTACTATACTGCTACCTGTTAAGTCTAAGTTATCAGTTGTGCTTAGTTCTTGTAAACTTTTACCAGTTGTATCATAAACTAAAGGAAATTTATTTGCCATTCGATTTGTCCTATTTTACATATTTATCGTAATTATGATTTGCCTACTAACACTTCAACAAAACCTCTTTCGTTATCTTCTTTTGATGCTACTGCTTTACCAATTATAGTACCGTATGACGGATTGTTATCTACCATAGCATATCCTGGAATAGCACTTGAAACTAGTATGTCACCTTTAGCAACTACGCCAATTACTTTACACGGAACACGACCTGCTAGTGCAATGCCTGTAACGTAATCGCCTTCTAATGCACTGTTCATTAAGTGTGCTGGATTAGTTGTAACAACTCCAGCAACTCTTGTGTCACCTTTTTTGTTAGTTGTAGTAACTTCTGCATCGCCACCTAGCACAACAACTGTACCTGGTTCGTAGTCTGCATCACCTAAATAGTTTTCTGCCAAGTCAGCATATTTTGCTGTAGTTGCTGTACCACTAAACGTGCCGCCGTATACTGTACTCCATGCGTTTGTTGAACTACCTAAGTTTCGTGTACCTGTTGGAATAATTGCACTATCAACTCTACAATTAAATGTTAATGTGTCTGTTGAAGCATTACCAAAGTCCATATTGCCTTTTAGTGTAGTATTACCATCAACTGTTAAGTTACCGCCAGTAATAATATTACTGTTTGCACTAATAGCACCTGCACTACTAATTGTTACACCAGTACTACCATAACCGCCTCCGAATGTTGCGCTGGTGCCAACACTCAAACTAGTGTTTGTACTAATTGAACTAGTAACTCCTAGTGTACCTGCAACGGTTGTATTACCATTTGATCCTGACACATTAAACAAGTTAGCATTGTCTACGGCATTTCTAACTCTAATGTCGCCGGCAATAGTTTCAATTAAACTTCCGCCACTTACGTTTAGTTCTCCGCTAACTGTCATATTATTGTTAACAGTCATTGTACTTGACGATACTATTAATTGTTCAGCACCGCCTGTAATTAATGATATTACGTCTGCGGCAGAACTGTCAAATCCAGTTCCTGCACCGATTGATATACCAGTTGAACCAGCTCCTTTTTCTCCGCCAGCTTCAATGAACGATGTATAAATCCATCGTGTAGCAAGCGCAGATTGTTCTTCACTTGCGCCGCCAGCGCCGTAAATAGTATTATCATAAAAAGTACTATTGGCAGCCGTAATAGCTGTGTCGCCAATTTGCAGTCTGCCGCCTGTTGTAACAGTTGGAGCAGTTGCGCCACTAGCTTCTAAAATCTTACCACCAGTTAGTGTTGAGAATGTTAATGTACCACCAGATTCTGAAAGCACAGTGTTTGTACTCGATCCACCTAATATAAGTGATTCAACCTGTAGACCACCACTTGCTGTTCTTCTTGCAATACTATCACTAGAGTTACCTGTACTAATCGGTACACTTCCGTAAACACCGTCGTCTAGTTTAACCATTGCTTCGCCAAGCAAGTTTACACTAGTATTAACGGCTGTTACGTTACCAATTGATCCACTTACACTGCCTGTTACAGCACCGTTTGAAAAGTTAGCTGGGTTACTTGTTTGTGTATTAATAGCATCAACAACATAAAATGAAGTTTCACCAAACACTGAACCTTGTACTTGTCCTTCAATATTACCTTGAGTAATTGTTTCACCGTTGACTACTGTTACTTCACTTCCAAAGTTAAGTCTTTGCCCTGAAATTTTAGAAATTACACTTTGATCAAAATCTTTATCTTCAATTGCAAAACCTTGTTTAGCTATATCTGCAAATGGAACTAATTCAGTATCGCCTGTACCTGTTGTCGATCTACCTATTACGGTATCGGTAGTTATTGGCGCCAAGTCAGTTAGCTGTATTGATCTAGGCAATAGCCCAATAAAGCCTGATACTTTTACAGACGTACATTGTACACCTAATGATGTTGGTGCTGCCTGCTGGCCGTTTGTAAATATTGCTTTTTGTAATACTGTTGAACTTGATATAAATTGATCATTTGTTCTAATTTTAACAAGTACACTATTACTAACATTAGCAACTACTTCACCGTACAATGCTCCTTGATAGATATAGTCGCCTGCATTTGCAGTAATATTAGCACTTACTGTAAGTTCAACTTCTTCAGTAAAGTGATTAGCATCAAATGCCGCTAGACCTCTGTTTGTTTGACCAACTGCATCGCCTGATGCGCCTAACAATGATGCACTACTATCAAGTACTCCTGCTCTTTCAAGCAATAGTTTACTTTGTACAATGCTTGCTGTTCCACTAACATCAGCATTTTCAACTACGCCAGCTCTCAGCTGTATATCGTATTCACCAATCGAACCTGCTAATGATCCGTTTAGTATATCTGGTTGGCGAGTAAGCGTAAACGAAACATCACTATTACTACTATTTGAAGCATTACCAATTTCATCAAATGGTCCACGTAATATAGTTGCACTTACATCTGCTTTGCCACCTGTGCCTTCAATTTGTTCTGCAACAAAGTCTGCACCAGCAGTTAGTTCGTAGGTTAGTATCCAAATATTGTTTCCAGGTTCGTTTTCTCCTACTACTGTATCAGTAGTTTGAACAATGTCTTTAATAACTGCTGTTTTATTGCTACTTGCATTTTCAATAGTATCTCCTACTTCAAATGTATCACTGCCTGAAGCATCATCAGGAACAGTAATTAAAACTTTTCTGTTTCCAGTGTAAGCAAGTAAGTCACCTACTGCAATGTCATTTTTACTACTTTCACGTAGTACGTCCCAGTTATCTTGTCCTAGTACTCCAGCATCAACATATGCTTTGGTAGCTACATCAGACCCACTAG